AGTAGTAAGTCCAATTTCCTCACCAAATACGGTTGGATTTTGAATATAGTATATGGCTAGTTCATAAGTCGCCTTGCATACTTCTGCCGGTGCTGAAGCTTCAGTACCAGAGAAGTTGACAAGTCGGCCCAGCCGAGGATCATGTATTGATGCGATCCTCGGCCAAGCTAGTGCTTGAGTTTCTGTTACAGCTCTACCAGCCCAGGAGCTATTATCAATAATAGATGTAGCTGTGATGAGTGCGATTTCTTTTTCTTCGCAATCTGTATCAAACCAGTCTTGACTAGTCATACGGGTTTCGAAGTAGGCATCTGCCTCTTCTAGGCTAACATAGCTGTTAGTGCCTTTGATTGCTGTCATGAGAAACTCCTATATTATTTAAGCGTGGAAGATTGGTAGGATACCTAGGTTTAGAACATCCATTTCACGACGCCAGTTAGCACCTGAAAGATCAGATAGATCGGCGAAGTGGTCATCTGCACCACCCCAGCTGTAACCCATTGCGTGGGCAATGTAGCCCCAGCGATAGAATACGTCTGTAGAACCACCACCGTGGTAAGAACGAGCAGAACGGTCGATCTCAACTGGCATTGGAACTTCGAGAGAAGCCATAGCAACTGAGCCAGGCTTAACTAGGAATGAAGTCTTTGTTGAAGCGTCAGTAACGGCACCAAGAGCACCGTATGCAGTTGGGTTGCCTTGTGAAGCACGTGTCATGATTAGACGGAACTTACCACCAAAGATTGTTTGGAATTCGATGTTGCCTTCAGTTACAGTTGACTGATCAACTAGGTTTGAAGAGCGAAGCTGTGAATAGATTTCTGGTGAAGCTACGAGGTACATGAAGTCTGGCTCGTAGTCAGCAAAGCCCATGCCAACAGCTTGGAAGAGACGTTCTGCACGAGCAGCGCCTTCTAGGCCATCAGAACCACGGTCTTGAACTAGACCACGGTCAGTACCTTCAACGGCACCGAATTCGCCAGCAGCGTTAACGTCAACGTAGAAACCAGTAGTGGCAGCAAGTGAACCTGTGCCAGCAGCGCCTGAAGTTACGATTGAAGAAGCGTCATGCTCTTGAACTGAGTTAGCTGGAGTAGCAGAAACGCTATCGAAACCAGTGATACCACCAGTAACGGCATCAGCAACTGAACCAGAACCGTAAGAGGCTTCTGATTTAGCAACACCAACTAGTGTTGAAAGAACAGCTGAGTGCTCGTCGTTAGCTTTGACTTCACCGAAATCAGCAGCGATTTTGGCAAGACCGTCTTTTTGAGCGACGACCTGAGTCATGTTAACTTGTGAGTGGCCATATGTACCAACACGTTTGATGTATGTAGCTAGGGCTGAGTTGAAGCTTGATACGCCACCGTTTTGCGCGTCATCTAGACGAGCGGTGTTAACAACTGATTCAGTTGGTTTGAACCAACGCATTTGACCAACATAAGTTTCTGTTGAAGTGTCGATCATGCCGGTTGAACCAACGATGCCTGTTGAGCTTAGGCGACGAGCAGCAGTGTACATCTCATCTGAGTATGCGCTTAGGGCGTTCTGTAGGGCAAAAGTTTGGTTGCCGAATGTGTTAAGTGAAGCAGTCATAAGTTTATTTCCTTAAATTGTGCTTGCCATCTGTTTTAGATGGAATTTATAATAAATATTGTTTAAGTTAGGGTTACCAAATACGACCGTCATCTGATCCATTAAATGCGCCAGCATTAATAGACTGCATGAGTTCCTCGTGACTCATTTCTGATAGAGGCTTGGTCAATTTTGATGGGTCACTCTGTAGAGCACTAGTTGGGTTACCAGTGTTTACGCCAGAGCTTTGTTTTGGTTTGAAAAGAAAAGACTTTTCATCGTCCTTACGGTATAAGGAAGCGAACTCCTTAATTGAGATACCAGACTTATGGATCCATGCACCGTTTTCGTCTTGGATTAGATCACCGACGATTTCAGTGTATGCCATTTTAGAAGCAGAATCATTACGGAAGTCTAGACCAGAGATAGCTTCACGAACAGCAGTGTTGCGTGTTAGTTCAGTAATCTGGGCATCACGAGCTTCTAGTTTACCTGAAAGGTCAGCTAGTTTAAGTTCGTATACTTCTTTATGTTTTCCTTCTTCTTCAAGTTTGCCGATTTGATTTGCTTTCTGCTCTTCTTTAACTTTGGCAGCTTCACGAATAGCTTCATCACGGATTTCATAAGCAGAGTCTAGTTTGCCTTTAATATCCTGAAGTTGTTCGGTAACACGTTGTTCAACAATCTTTGCAATGGTTTCATCCATATTTTCTTTCTTCTCTTCTGGAGCCGCCACAGGCGCCTCTGGAGTTACTGTTTCTTCGATGTTTGTATTTTCTTCTGACATAATGTTTTCCTTTGAGCACAGCTCATTTGTTTAACTAATAGCACAGCTTTAGTTCTTTTGGAATAAGTATTACGGTCCAATCCCATACCAGTCTTGGCCGTCTTTGATTGGAGAAATAATTTCCTTAGCGGTAACTTCATTCTCCGGATTTATCAAGCCCAATTCTTTAAAGTGGGCAAGGGATTTATTCCACCATTTATCAAAATCTTTAAGATCTTTCCTAATGGAAGAATTAACTTTCTTACGCTGTTTAGCAACTGCAAGTAGGATTTCCTCAACAGTAAGTTCGCCAGTTTTTAACTTCTGGGCATACTTACTCATATCAATTCCTGTACGGCGTAGTATCTCTGCTTCAAGTCCTGAGTTCAGAACGGCAGCAGCTCTTAAATCGTCCTTAAGACGAGTATCAAGTATCTTCACTTGTTGCCCAGCTTCCTTACGAAGTTGAGCAGTGTTTAACTTGCTTCCTGTATAGCGCTCGGCAATCTCATCTATTGAGTAGCGTCGGCCTAATTCATTTCTAATCTGAGTGACAGCTTTTGGTGATTGTTCTAGTGCCAACTTCAGCTGGTTCTTTCTATTACGAATCAAATTGCCACGGAAGTCACGGACCTCCTTAATCGAATTAACTGCATCTTTTAGGTTCGGTTCCCCGTCTCTAAAGAATTTGTTAACGATATCAGATCGAGATAATTTAGTGCCGAGCTTAGAATTAATTGTATTCACGAGCTCAGGATTAAGCCGAAGCAAGTCTTCAAGTTCACCTTCAAAGGCTTTCTCGTTAACTTTTGCAATATCCTGGATCTCGTCCAGTTTATTAGCAGCTTGGGCTACACGAAAGTTTTCAAAACTATCTAACAACTCTTTTCTTGACTGAGGAGTATCAGCCATCTTCTTGTTAATGTCTCGTTGGAACTTGCCACGAGAATCAAGAGAAAAGCCCCGTGTTGCTAATGCACGGTTTAGTCGAACAATAAAATCAGGATTCTCAGTAAGCATATCGCTTAGATCCTGTTTAGTAAACTTGTTATCATCAATCTTAGAGACTGTTGACATCATTAGTTTGCGTTCTTTAGCAGCAGACTTAACCTTTCCTTCGAAAGTGTCATAGTCTTTAGTTCGTTGTTCTTTTGATAATCTTATCTGCTTACGACCATCCGCCCTTATCGCTTTAAGCGTACGAGGGATAGTCTTACCACCACGAGCATCTGCATAGATGCCACGTAAAGCGGTTTTAAGTTTTCTAGCATCCACAATATTCGTAAAGAACGCATCGTGAATAGTAGAGTGTGGTGTACTTGTTTTCCTTGCCCATAGATGAGCCTGGCGAACAATAGCAGCATCATTCATGTGGTTCCCGTTAACTCCGAGACCAGTTACAGCATCACCAACGGCACCACGGCCTTTAACGATACTTGTATCTTCTACCACGTCTTGAATGACGTTTGTAATCTTACGACCAGTAACCGGATCTGTCCAGTTGATAGCCGCTTCGACTTTAGGTGGGTATATTTGAGATAACTTCTTATTATCGAAGGTAACCCAAGGCATACGAGTAGAACCAGTCCGCTCAATGTAGCCAGCAACTTTAGTCGCAGCATTTCTTGAGAAGGTATCACCGGTTCTACGGTTAATAAATTTATGTTGTGTTAATTGAACAAGGATTTCACCTGTACGTGGATCTTCATAGTGTCCACCGGCAATCTCTTTCCACTTGTTAATAAAGTACTTTGTAACAGGAGCTTCATCAGCTAGGAAGTCAGACATAATTTCTGATACCTTTTTAAACTCGTTAGTAGATACAATAGCAGTACGACTGTTATACATCTTGTCTACGAGGTCAGCAGCATCTTGACTGATATC